GCACCAAACTTCATGCTCCGCGCTTCCCACTCCGCAGTACGGAGCAAAGTGTTTAACTCCTAGTGAATGATGACACATACAATCGCATCGTTTCCACATTCACAGGCAGGTTTAGGACGTCCACAGTCTTCTTGTGAATAGCAACTTTTCATACTGTGACTCTACCTTTCATTTTCTTAGTAAGGTGCTACGCTCTACGACTTCACGGCGTGTCATTAGACGTGCCGCCGCTTAGTGAGTAATACTTTCTTGGTAGGCGGCACTTTCTTGGGCGGTGCAGATTTCTTGGTGGGCGGGCCTAGGCGTTTCTCCAGCGTGTCCAATCCTACGCTGAGCCGCTCTTCAATAGTGTCAAGGCCAAGAACTAACAGTGCGTCTATAAAACGGCTGGCGCTGAGCGTCTTAGGTTCGTGGCAGGTGTCCTGCTTAGTGCGCCAGGTAGTCTGTTTGTTTTGGCTTCGCATCTCTTTTATACGTGCATTCAGCGCGGCGTTATCTACAAGCATTTTCTGCGTACCGCCCGCCCAACTGGTGCCGTAACCGTTAAGGTGAGTTACAAATTCGCTGAACACTGTGGTGGCGCGCTTTTCCAATGGTACGCCGGGTAAAAATTGTTCGTATAACTCAGTGTAGTTTGCTGGTGTAAGTCCGTCAACCGCAACCGGGGCGGCTGCAACCGGGGCGGGAGTTAATTCGGCTGTGGTGGTGGGAACCGCCGTCACACCGCGTGCTTTGAGGTAGTCAACCCACTGGTCTATTCGACCCTGCACTTCACCGCTCAATGTGAAGCAACGCATTGTTCGACGCATTTATGCTCCATGCTGGCCCCTGCGGCCTGTGAACTAAGTTGAGAGTAGAACGTGACTTTAGTATACCTTATATACGCGAGCTATTGATAATAAATGAGTTACATATATTTAGCAACCTTGTATTTCACGCCACTTAGAAGATGACTCACTGCATGGTTCTATACTCTATATATAGAATATATTTGTTATTATTATATATATACATATATCATATATATATATTCTTAACTAATAATAAAGTAAATATAAGTAGGTGTTAAGTTACTTGTTCATTCCAAAGGGTTTACATTGACTTAGTAGGTCTAAGTGGGCTCAAGTTCATGAGTAAGTTGTTCAAAATAAAGGCTGGCCGATTTTATCCTGCGGCGGCTGTATTTATCCGGCCATAAGGCGCGAGAGGGGCTATACTTAAAGCGTGGTGAGTCCGGCGGCGGGGCGCTACCCGCGTGGTGCTGGGCTGAGCTTGCTGATGAGCTCGTGCTAATCCGGCGGCAACAAGATTCCGGGGCGTGGCGCAATCTTGTGGGCGGAGCATACTTCAAATTGGCTGACTACTGCGTTCTGTCTGTTGAGGAAGCGGCAAGATTAGAAATATACAGCGCGTGGCCGCGTTGCTGCGATCATAAGCACGTCAAGCGAAAAGATGCTTTAGGCTTGGTTGCTGATGAGACGCACCGCCTGGTTGGCGGGCAGGATACAAAGATACAATTTCCAGTCACAATGATTGTGCCAGTGGCGCTGGGGCGGGAATGGAAGCCGGTGCCATGCAGGAACCACGACGGGTCTATGATTTTGGGACTACGTTCGTGGGGCCTATCACCTAGTACGTAGAGTAAGTTCAGCGGCAGCCCGTCAACGGCTGCCTCTTTCAGTTTGCGGCCGCTGCTGGTCAGGCTGACGCTGTCTACCCAGACGGGTATCACGACGCGTATCCACCCTACACCAACGCGATCACCGCAGCACGGGCCACTTGACGTTAAGAGCGTTGAGTGGCCCTTTGTGTTTGTAGTAAAGGAGTGGTGTATGACTGCCGCCAAGAAGAAAACAGGCGCCCTGCCTGTGGCGGTGGTGCCGAAGAAGCGTACGGTTAAAGGTGGTCATCATAATCATGCGGCTAATTCTGTTGCGTGGCGTAAAGGACAAGCTGAGTTACTAGCGGCTAAAAAAGCTAGGCGTCCAGTGATGAAGCGCGGTAAGAGTCCTTCCACTGTGTTGGTTGTACAGAACGGTAAACCTCGTCCTACTATATATGATGCCGAACTTGCAGCTAGAATATGCTTACGGTTTGCAACCGATCCAGACATGACGCTCAGTATGCTTAATGCTGAGCCTGACATGCCGACCGTTTATACCTTCTATGACTGGCTGCACACGCACAGTGATCTTGACAAAACTTACGCGCGAGCAAGAGACATACAATTTGACTTGCAAGCCGAGCAACTGCGGCACACGGCACGGACGCCCCTAGTAGGAGAGATCACGGTTGATCGCTCTGGCGGCAGGGACGGCAACACCAGTGAAGTGCGGCGCGTGGACAACGTAGACCGCGCGCGCCTTATTATTGAAACTGACAAGTGGCTGCTTGCAAAGCAGCGCCCCAAGAAGTACGGCGTTCAGCCTATTGACGTTGATGACAATACCGGCCTGCAAGACCTGCTGGCGCAGTTCCGGCAGCGGAGTGCGGAGATTGAAGCGCAATGATTCAGGGATAGGAGGCATCCAACAAGCGGGGCATCACTCACCCCGCTTCCCTGATTAACTGTGAGTGTGAACGGAGTGATTGTATGAAGAAAATTCAAGGCTGTATTTATCTTGTGCGCAACCTTACTAACGACAAAGAATATGTCGGTCAGCATATGAACGTGCTGACTGTATGGCGTAGATGGAACAGCCATTTAAGAGATGCTGAGCGTGGTTCAGAATATCCATTTCACGCTGCACTTCGTCTATATAAAAGTGAAGGGTTTAGGTGGACGGTGATTTGGAAAGGGGTGGTTGACCGACTAGATGATAAGGAGACATACTACATAAAGAAGCGTCATACGTCTGTGCATGATCCTTTGGGTGGTGGCTACAACGTTTCACTTGGTGGACATGCGCCGATGAGAGGTAGGAAGCACAGCCAGCTATCTAAGAACAGTATTTCTAAGTCATGCGCGGATAGTTGTGCCGTTAGGTTAGATACAATGCGTCTAACGTCTACAAAATTATGGGCTGATACGGAGTATCAAAAGGTTCAGAGTGAAGGGTTTCATGCTTCTAAGCCCAAAATTGTAAAAGCTGCAAAGCGCCGGTGGAGCCGTATGACTGCTGAGGAGCGTATGGCTTATATGAAATCTTCTGCGCATGCAAGTATGCGTTGGTGGGAAAAACCCGCTGAGGAACAAGTACTTGTAAGACAGAAGTTGTCAGATTCTTGGGCCAATATGGATCCTGAAGAACGAGCAGAAGTTTACGCTAGGCGTGGGCGTGGAGTACACGAAGCTGCTGTGAGACGAAATGCTTTGAGGTTAGAAGTATGAGCACTGCGCTTACAGCTACGTCGCGTAAGATTCTTAATTATGGTAATCGTGCAGAAAAGTTCGCGATGAGGCCGCCAGAACAAGATAAGAAGATTAATTTACTAGTTGGGTCTGTCAGGTCAGGTAAAACCTTTGCACTGCATTCTAAGATTTTGTATCTGTGTGACTACAACGTAGGTGGTCGGCGGCTGTTGACGGGTGTAAGTAAGGCCAGCATCAGGACAAACGTGCTGATGGACTTGTTTAATATAGTTGGTAAGAATGCGTACCACTATAATAGTCAGTCGGGGGAACTGAGACTTTGCGGAGCCGATTGGATTGTCTACGGCGCGCACGATGAGGGTTCAGAGAAGTATATTCGTGGCGCTACCATCGGCGCTGCCGTTTGTGATGAGGTGGTTCTTATGCCTCAGTCATACTTCCAGATGCTTCTTACAAGGCTCTCGCCTCCAGGCGCGCGGCTGTATGGCAGCACGAACTCAGACAACTCCGAGCACTGGCTTAAGAAAGAGTATCTTGATAATCCAAAGCTGAAGGACATCCTATGGTGGGACACATACACCATGGATGACAACCCAAATTTAGACCCGCAGTACGTAGAGGATCAGAAGAAACTTTATACTGGTATGTTCTACGACCGTTTTATTTTGGGCTTGTGGAACATGGCGGCAGGCGCGGTGTACGCAGGAGCGTGGACGTCAGCTACTCAGTATGATGACGCTGACATGCCGGGCAACCTGCTTGGACGTAATCGCCACGTGCAGCACACAGTAACGGTAGACTATGGTACAAGTAATCCCTGTGTGTTCCTTGACGGGCTTGACGACGGGCGTACTTGTTGGGTGGATAACGAATTTTATTGGGACTCAGCAAAAGAGCAGCGACAGAAGACTGACGAGGAGTACGCTGACGACTTGGAGTCGTTTATCAGCCATAGTCGGTGCCTGAATGGCGCAAAGGTACTGGTTGACCCTTCGGCTTTGAGTTTCAAAACAGTTCTTGCGCGCAGAGGATTTTGGTTGGGCGACACGGATAACGACGTCCATGACGGTATTCGTCGTACGTCGTCAGCATTGAAACGTGGTCTGTTAAGATTCCACAAACGCCGCTGTCCAAACTCAGCACGTGAGTTTCAAGGTTATGCCTGGGATGCGAAGAAAGCTAAGCTGGGCGTTGAAGAGCCTGTGAAGGTAAATGACCACTGCCCTGACGCCGGACGTTATTTGGCCAATGACATATTCAAACACGATTGGAGGCTGGCGGTATGAGATTAAAATCTAAGGCCACAGATGCAAACCTCCTAACGAACTCACTTGCCCTCTTCGGCCTCTACGCAATCTGGAAAGCGCTCAGTTCCCCATCCCGATTTGATATGCCGGCAGGTTCCGGCTACAAGGCGGCGATGGAACTGAAGGGGCAGGGATGGGACAGGAGTAAGAAATGAAACCACCTTACAAGAAACCGAGTTTTGAAGCATTACTACCCGCTCACTGTCCAAAATGCGGGCAGGATAGGCGCGCAGAAATTTACGGCGAGTATCCATGTTCAGAATGCGGGCAGCCGCTACTTCATGGTGAGCCGCCAGCTAAGTAATTTTCCTCCCACGCGGCGTCGTTGCATCCAGTACTTTGGCGCCGCGTGCCTTTGTTTATGAC